TTCATGGAACAGCTCTGCATGGCTCATCGTGTAGACCTTTTCCATATAGGCTTTCTTCACATCCTCCATTGCTAGAGGCATTAAGTAGTTTATTGCTTCAGTCATCATTACTCTCCGGTGTTTTCATATAGGCTATCAGTTCATGGCACGCACGACGAATCCTTGGGTCTTCCTCATACCTCAATACGTCTTTAAGCCGCCAGAAAATATATTGGTCAAAGAATGTATCGACCGTCATGTCTACGTTAAACTTCAATACGCCACTGTCATAATCTTCTACGCTGTTCTCCATACCCTTACCCCCTCCACTTCTTTCCTCGCTATGAACTGCATCCCTAACCGTTTAGATGCCCTGTAATTGGCGTTACACACCACCTGCAACTTTCCTTCCCCAACAAAGAAGCTGTCACCTATGTCCATCTCTTTGTACGGATACCTTTTCTTGCCTTCAGGTAACGGCACTGACTTTTCAACTATCATGGCATCCCCTTAAATAACACCGGGACGCAAGCCGTCCATCTTTTGCTTCCATACGGGTTTGCCGTCAGGGAAAAGCTCCAGCATGTTCTTAGCATTGGCTAACTTATCCTCAAGACTCATGTTGTAGAAATGAACTATCCAATCGCCAAGCTGCCAATGTGTTGGATGTTGGTTCATTTCCTTGGCTGGCACCAACCTCACCAACTTATTAATTACCTTGTCCTCTTGAATCAAGTTCCATAAATGCGTCTGCTGTCGCCACGGGTATTGTTTCCATACGTCAAAGTCATTAATCATACGGTTTATTAACACCTCACCTCTAGCCGGACCAGACCGATAAATCATCACATCGTTATTCAAAGGCCACCAGCCCGTTTCTTCTCTAGCCACCACAACATTGTCCCAAAGCTCAAACACATCCTTAACCCTAATGTCATGGTTCATAAACAACGTGTCCATGCCAACACTCATCACTACGTCATACGCCTTCAATTCCTCTAACAAATCCCTCAACTCATCAATCACTACACCGTTGTAGTTCTCATAGTCAAAGTAAACAGCCTTGTAGTCATAGCCCCACTTCTCACAGTACGCCCTGTGGTTCGGAGAACAGGTGTCATGCAACCCCTGAATGTTGCTTGAGTATGTAGACCTAATCAGAACTCTCATGTTTATCCCCCCTAATCAATATACACACTATAGACGAAAAAAAGCCAGCGGTAAACCGTAGCTCATTTTTACAGGCAAAAAAAGCCCACCTACAAGAGATGGGCCAAATGACTGCACTAAGCGAGAAACAATGTGCAGCCAACACCGAAGGAGAATCACAACGATTCAAGTAAAGATTATCAGAACTACAGAAAAACACATATTTTTTTTGGGGTGGAAGATGAAAGGGGCACGCACTCCAAGCCCTTGAAGACCAATTGAAAAGCCAGCTAGGAACTGGGTATCAGATGCAAGCTGTCTACCCCTACCCAATACCCAATGAGTGCCAGTGGTAGACCAGTAGACTGCCAGTAGTAGTGTGTATGCGTAGAGTTGATGCTGCCCCAATGCCCCAAGCCAATTGTTAAATCCAAGCGGGGAGAGAGTTAACAATCACTGACCCTATCCGCTTAAAGAATAGGCATGCTTAATATATATCATTTACAGTATAAGTAGATTATGTATAGATATATCCTTACTATATATATATATAGTAACTATGATATGTAGATACTATGGTTTATACGTATTCAATAAATAAATACAATATAATTTACCGTTGACATAACCTATCTAATCTATATAATAGTAATCAGCAGCACAGAAATTCCTAACCTAACCGGAGTAAATCATGAGAAAACTTACAGCAGCGGTTCTAGTTCCAGCCTTGAAATTAACTGGCTTTCGTTTCAGCAAGTCATACCGCCACGGTGAAACAAAATTCCACGCTACTGTTTACCGCTTAGTCGATACGGTTCAAGCTAATCGTTGGGCTGGTATCTAATCAAAAGCTTGCCAGTGCTTAACTGGCATTTCCTAACCTTTCGGAGAGCACCATGCAATCAATCATAGATACTGTTGTCGTAATAGTTCTATCTTTATCATTTCTTAAAGTTTTAACACTTTTTATTTAAGGAAAAACAAAATGATTCACTTCAAAGATTCTACCGCTCTGATTTTAATTTCAATGATGTTTTTCATTCTCACAATCGTAGCCTGTCTTAGTTCTGCATCTATTCATGCTTGTCTTGCATTATGTATTTCAGGTTTAACTCTAATGGCATACGGTTTTTACAACTTAGCAAACGACAATTAAACAAAGCTTGCCAGTGCTTAACTGGCTTTCCTACTCTTTCCTAACAGGGGTTTATTGTGCAAACTATTCTATTTGCAGTACCACCTTCAAAACTATCCAAAAAGCTTGCCAACGATATTGCAGGTTCATTGGGTAAACCTTCAAAAATGCCGGGCTTGTCTTATGGTATTTCTGCAAAGCTCTGCAATGTAGGCGCAAAGCTCGCAAAGATTGAAGGCTCGGTTTGCTTTGGTTGTTATGCGTTAAAAGCAAACTATCAATACCCAAGTGTCACCCAAGCTCATACAAAGCGATTTAACGGTCTTTCGTCAATCTCTTGGGTTGATAGTATGGTCAAGCTTATTTCAAGCTCAAAAGAGACTTATTTTCGCTGGCATGATGCCGGTGACTTGCAATCATTCCAGCACTTGCTAGACATTGCACGAATTGCCGATAGATTGCCGGATGTTAACTTTTGGCTACCAACAAAAGAAAAAAAGCTTATTTATCAATTTCGAGAGCTTTTCGGAGACTTTCCTAAAAACTTATGTGTACGTTTGTCAGGTGCAATGGTTGACGGTAAAGCACCAGCCTATTCAGGCAATACGTCAACTGTTGTCAGTACTGTTAGCTTTACTTGCAAAGCACCAGCTCAAGAGAATAAGTGCTTAGATTGTCGAGACTGTTGGAACCGTGAGATTGCAAACGTATCTTATAAAATTCATTGATAAGGGGTTGATTATGTTCATAGCAAAATATAGGGGTCAATGCCAGCGTACGGGTCAAGCGATATTGCCCGGTGACAAGGTCGAATATAACGGTAAAAAACTTGTGCTGGTTCAGAAAACCCGTGGTTCTGACTTCTCTGATTTATACGTTATTGGAAACAAAGAATATATTCAAAACGCAAGGGGTCGGTGTGAGGATGCACCTTGTTGTGGCTGCTGTACTTTTTAAGGGGTTAATCATGCCTGAAACATTCTTTGAATACTTTGCTGGTCTTATCGGTGCTGCACTTGTTTACTTGTTTTTCTTTGTTTTGCTTTCTTTCTAACCTTTGGGGATAACCATGATTCAATTATCTGATGAAATATCTATTCATTGGCACTTTACTGACGTTCAAGAAGTTGACGATTCATTAACCAATGATGAAGCTAGACAAGTTTTACAGCTAATCAAAAAGAACCATGATGCAACCATTGGCATTAATTGGGACATTATTAGGGCATGGATTGATTATTTTAAAACTGTTTAGAGACGTTTAATCTGTTTAGGCTAGTCAACTACTGGCTAGCCTATTTAATCGGCCTATGGGTGTTCCTAATCGTTTTATGGGGGTTTTATGATTGCATTTCACGCTGATGGTAAAAATTGTGTAAAGGCCTATTTACATGGCACAACCGACTGGCAACTTGTTGACAATAAAGGTAATGAACGATGGTTTAGCGTTTGGTCTAATGACGTTAAAGGTTCCCTTCAATATGCCTTTATTAGCTTTTTAGGCAGGGACGTTAAAAAGAATGAAATAGCAGGTATGGCCGACAAAATGCCAATCTGAGACGTTTAATCTGTATAGGGTTACCTGACTATGGGTAACCCTATTTAATCGCCGTATACGCCGTTTAAAGGGGTTTAAACATGGGTAAATTAAAAAACGCAATGATTGATATTGAACTAGAAGTTCAGAATCGGGTATTTAAACGATTAGAGACGATAAGAGACGTAGAATTACTGGCAAGCTCTGTTAGTCCGTCTTTAGGCATTTTAGAAGGTCGAGAGTGGATTCCTGCCAATAATACTGATGTCACGCGCACTTGGAGAAAGTTCGGTTGGCGTCCTATTGCTGAAATCAAAGCAGAAAAAGCTAAAAATGCTTGCTAGTTTATTCACAATTTTAGTCGGGGGGATATTTATGGGTATGGGCGTAATGCTTTTGACGATAGTTGCATGGATTCTGTGGACTTTTTTAACGCCTCCTGATTGACAATTCACCCCCGCGCACGTAGATTCGCATTTGTTGACGTGATGGTCGATAAATAGAAGCCAGTTACACATGAGTCTGTCTCCCCATCGATTGAGGGGAACCATCACCGGACTCAGTTGTAACTGGCTTTTTTTATTGCCCAAAGCGTTTACCGTACCCCGCACGATAGCAAGTGGCCTGACTGTGCCAGCACGGGATAAAAGCGGTTTACCTTGATTAAGGGGGACGGGTACGCGAGTGTGCCGCCACAAGCGATAAACGGGCTAATAGGCTGATTGAGAGCGTCAGGGATGACGAGAAACATCGCCCGATAAATAAAGCAGCGGAACGCATTACTAATGCGGACAACCAATGGGTTGAAGTATCGGCATGACTCATCATCATCCCTATACGTAGCCCTTGCTATGACTAAAAGAAAGTGAGGTGAAAAAAGATATTGAACATAATCCAAATAATGTATATAGTCCTACTGTATTTCCTAACCATCAAAGGGGTAAACAATGAGTGAACCAAAGCTCTGCATTGACTGTAAGTATCTCAAAGGCCGTAAGTGTCACAACCCCATAACTGGCATTGACCTAGTTGAAGGCGGTGTCCGCACAGAAGCCGCAGCAGTTATGCGTCTTGATTCCCAATTATGTAAGACCGAAGCACTATTGTTTGAACCAATGGAGCCTGTCACCTATGACCTTGCTGCGCTATTTCCAGACACACTATTTCCTAACATCCGTGGAGAAACCCAATGAACACCCCAATAGAGAGCCTAAAGGCACTAAGCGTAGAAGACCTACTTAGGCCATTTGAAGCAACACAGAACAAGAATTTACAGAGTTTATTTAGTGAAAATATGCAGTTGCGTGACCAAGTAGCAACGTTGGAAGCAGAAGTAGGTAAGCAGGACAAAATTATTAAATTATTCGCAGAATTACTATTCCTAACTTGTGGAGATAAATAATGGCAAATGACCAGAACGATTTCGCGCCAGAGGTACGCAATAGCGCATGGTGGAGCGGTGACAGTAGGAAAGCAGCCAACGGCAGGGGCAATGAAGCTGTTCTTGAAAAGCTAGGCTTGAAAGAGCGTCCAGACCTGTCTCAAGTGGAAGCTGTCCAAATGGGTCATGTAATGCAGCCAACAATTGGCAGACTGGCGCAGGACAAGCTACAGATTGAATTAAAGGACGCTGACTATGCACTTACACATCCGAAAGAAACGTGGCTCAAATCACATTTCGATTTTATCTCTGCTGACGGCAAAACGCTGGTGGAAGCCAAAAACTACAACGCAGCGGTTCGCAACAAGTTTGATTCGGAAGCGAACATTATCCCTCCGGCAGACATGGCGCAAATTATCCACGAAGCGGCAGTTCACAATGTTGAGAAAATTGTACTCGCTGTCCTCTTTGGCGGCCAGAATTTTGAGACGTTTGAATTTACAATTTCTGAAGCCCAAAAGGAATCGCTTATTAAGGATATGGCACGTTTCTGGAGTGCAGTCGCTACCAAACAGCCACTTGAGCCAGAGAACACGGAGCAGACAAAACTTATTTATTCTCAAGACGCTGGGACATCTATCGTTGCCATACAGCCCATTGAGAAAGCAGCCGAAGCACTCAAGTTCATTAAGGAAGAAATCAAGCGGCTAGAAGAAAAGGAAGAACACCTTTTAACAGCTTTGCAAAACCATATGCAATGGTCGAGTGAGCTAGTATCTTACGATGGAAAAGTTCTCGCAACATGGAAAAACAGCAAAGGCAGCAAACGATTCGACGCTAAGTTATTCCAAGCCCAACAACCCGACCTTTACGAAAAGTTTGTCTCGGAAACGGCAGGTTCTCGCCGCTTCTTACTCAAGTGAGGCCGATATGTTTGCTTATCCTTCTGGACACAATCCCAAGACAGGCACACAAGAAAGCGGTATGACGTTGCGCGACCACTTTGCCGGTGAAGCCATGAAAGCGTTAATACCTATTTTTGATACTGACCCAACTTTTTCTGATAGTAATGAGCGAAGGATGAATGTTGCTTTAGCCGCTTATGCACAAGCAGAAGAAATGATGAAAGCGAGGAATTTATGACCGCCTTAGTACCGATTACAGAAATAAGAGAGATGGCTGAAGTAGCAGCCAAGTCGAAGATGTTCGGCTTTAAATCGACTGAGGAAGCAATGGCAATTATGCTTCTCTGTCAAGCTGAAAATATGCACCCTGCTATTGCTATGAGGGATTTTCATGTCATACAAGGACGTCCTGCTTTGAAGGCTGATGCCATGCTTGGACGTTTCCAGCAAGCCGGTGGTTCAGTCAAATGGGAGGAATACACGGATGAAAGAGTTATTGGTACTTTTTCTCACCCCAATGGCGGGTCTGTTACTGTCACTTGGACATTCGAGATGGCAAAGAGAATTGGACTTACGTCTAAGGATAACTGGAAGAATTACGCCAGAGCTATGCTCAGAGCCAGATGCGTCAGCGAAGGGGTTAGAACAGTCTATCCGTCGTGCGTCGTTGGCGTTTACACGCCAGAGGAAGTTGAGACGTTCAAAACGCCTAGCCAGACAGTCAAGGACATGGGCGAAGCAGAAATCGTTATTGAGGAACCGGTAAGCGAGTATCAGCTATTCCTGCCTGACGGTAGCGTTTACGCTAATTGCACGAACTGGCAAGACTACATTGAGCGTTATGTAGCCATGCTGGACGCTATCGAGAATTCGCCGAAGCTAAAGAAGGAAGAAAAGTCAGAAAAGCGAAAAACTTGGGAGGCGGGGAACGCTGATGCAATTAAGCGCATGGACGCTGTGACCAAGACACAATTTATAGCAGCCAAACAAGGTGTAGATACCTTTGCAGACTTGGAGGACGCTATTGAATAATTTCCGGCATACCTCGCCCCAAAGCATCGGGGCATTTCTACCCAAAATAAAGGAACCTGTAATGAGTGAAGCAAAAGAGTATACAAAGTTTATTCCCCAAGAACTGAAGGGAAGAATCACGCACAACAAATACAAGCAAAAGGATACTGACCCTGATTTAAAGGGAACCCTATGCGTCAAAGGCCAGATTGTTAATTTCGGTATCTGGAAGAACGACGGACCTCATGGTGAGTATTTCAACATCAAGGTAACTGACCCCGACTGGAAAGATAAGCAGAAGGATTCTCAGTATCCGAAAGAGATAACACCAAAGAATAAGATGGCTGGCGATATTCCTTGGTAATGCACGTATGGCTTGAGTTGCCGTTCCCGCCAAGTATGAATACCTACTGGCGAAACTTTCGAGGGAGAACTGTTCTCTCAAAAAATGGACGGCAATTCAAAACAGACGTTCAGGACTACATCATAGAAAAGAACATTCCTAAATTTGGGGACAAGAAGTTGAAGATAACAATGATTTTGCGCCCTAGAGATAAGAGGAAAATTGACATCGACAACCGGATTAAGGCAGTCCTAGACAGCCTTCAAGACGCAGGGGTTTTCGATGATGATTTTCAGGTAGACCACATTGAGATGATTCGCGGAGAACAAATCAAAGGTGGCCTTATACGGGTTTTGATTGAAGAATTGCCAGACCCCCGCCAGACCGAAGGCGAGTCCCTCTGAGGACAGGTTAGGAACGCTTGGGCAACGTTTCGGTCAGCCCACTAATTCAACAAGGGGATTTAATGAAACATATTTTTGTAGCAACACCGATGTACGGCGGCTTGTGCTATGGCTTTTACGCGCAATCTTCTTTAAAACTGCAAATTCTATGCAAGGAAGCCAATATCAATCTTAGCTATTCTTACCTGTTTAATGAATCGTTGATTCAACGGGCTAGAAACTTACTGGCTAGTCACTTTTTGAAGTCTGACGCTACGCATATGATGTTTATTGATGCGGATATTCACTTCAATCCTAATGACATTATTCCAATGTTAGAAGCCGATAAAGACATTATTTGTGGCATCTATCCAAAGAAAGAAATCAACTGGCAGACCGTTCGTAATGCAATTAATGCCGGTGTACCGGATGACCAGCTAAAACACCATACAGGGGCGTTTGTAGTCAATCTGGTGGATTATAAGAATGAAGTAACAGTGCCAATTAACCAGCCAGTAGAGATTTGGAACGGTGGAACTGGTTTTATGCTGATTAAACGTCAGGTATTTGAGGATTTGATTGGCAACGTACCGACATACAAAAATAACGTATTGGATTTGAGCAATCCCAATAACGGTGAAACCATCAATGAGTTCTTTGCTACGCAGATAGAGCCAGAATCCAATATCTTGCTTTCTGAGGATTACGACTTTTGTAAGAAAGCACGCAAAATAGGTAAAACGGTATGGGCAGCACCTTGGGTGAAGTTAGCTCACGTTGGCACGTATGCTTTTGAAGGCCAGTTGTTGCAAACACCATGATGCGCGACAAATATGCTCCCCATGTTGATTTTGGGGAGCTGTCAGGTTTACTTGGGAAGGTTTTGCCATCAAATCTGGATATGGTTTTAGAACGTCGAGGACACTTCCTGTTTGGCGAATGGAAACGAGACGGTGAGAAGATAAGCAAAGGCCAAGAAATCCTCTTAAAAGCCCTTTCAAGGCTACCTAAGACCACTGTCTTGGTTGTTTCTGGAGATACTGAGAACGGGATGCGTGTAGAGCGTTTCTGGCGCATCTTGCCGGACGGCAGTTATGCCGAATCTGGTAAAGGTCTAATCGCCTTTAAAGACTACATCACCGAATGGTACTTAGTCGCTGACTTTGACTGATTAACGACGGCGTTTTCTAGCTGTCTTTGCTGACCGTTTAAATGCTTTTGCAGTTGGCGCACCCTTGCTACCAATAGCTCTCATGCGCTCACCAGAACCGCGCTTGATGCGTTTGCGCTTGGCGTGAATGTTTGCGTATAGACCGTCACTCATCTGCATCCCCAACGTCTTCTAGCTGCTTTACCACGTACACCCTTCCAGCTCTTAGACCTTGCACAGAAAGACTTGTGTCTTGGTCCTGATTTAGTCGGGGCTTTTAGTTTACTGCCGGTAGCACGATTGTACTTCTTACGACCTTTAGCGGTCAGACCACCGCCAGCCTTAACTGACAGCTTCTCACCCCTGCCGACAGATAGGTTAGTGTCTTTAGACATTACCTAGTTCCCTTTATCATCTGAAGCATGAGTTCTTGCCTACGTTTCTCAACAGCTTCTCTAAGCATTTCTGCTTTGACCTGATTAAAGTATTCACTTCTAGCCTGTGCTGCTTTTTCAGCTTCTTCAACGGAAGGAAAGTTAGGAAACCTAAACCCTTGAGCCGCCTGTTTCTGAGCGTAATTTTTAATAGTTTCGTAGTGAGTTGGGTCTTGAGGATTGTAAATTTTTCCTTCATAAATAGAAGGAACATTGTAAAAACCCTCTCCCGGCAAACCTAAATCTGACGCGCTTTCCGTAATAGAAAGTTCAGTATGGGGGTCTAGCTTTCCCTCATCAAAAACAACAGGTCTATCCATCTCAATAGGATAGCCGTGCGGGTCAAGAACTTCTTTATCAGCCATTAATTTTCTCCCCTGACTGCAACTGAGCTAAAGTCAAACCACCTGTGTATTGAAAGTGCGGGTATTCCTTAAACCGTTTCCAATCCCCTGCCCACTCTAAACCCTGTGCTTTGCCAAGTTTGCCAATCGTCTGCCAAACCTCATCCTTGACATTCCATGCTGGCTTACCATTGACAAGAGGAACAACGTCAACAGCGCAGCGGTAATTATGGAAAGATTGACCAGCCTTTGCATTGGTGACGATTCTTCCCGCAGTTGTTCTACCCTGCGCGTAAAGGGCGTTCTGGCTCTCATTGTCTCTGTAGGTACTGGTTACTAGCAAATCAATTCCCTCAGTCTTGGCAGACGCTATAAACCTCTCTACACGCTCTTTAACAGCAGGAAGTAAATCATCCAGATTTCTACTGCTTATCATTTTGCTGCTACACCCTGAATCTTCTCAACAGTTCTTAATGCACCAAGACCCAACATACCCATCAAAACAGGCAGCATTTCAGACAGGTCAGCAGGAATTAAAACTATTGAATACTGCAAAAACGCAGCAACAACTTTAGCTATTGATATGCCCACCCAATTCCAAGCGCACGCAATTCCGCAAGTCCAACCAATAAAAGGACGCCATCCAGAAACAAAAACAGAAGCATTAGCAGCCTCTGTCTTGTTAATTTCTAGCTGACCCATGATTTGCTGCAACTCACCAGACTGTTGTAGCTTAAATAACTCTAACTTAGCCGCCGCAGCTTGAGTAGGGTCAGGCCATACACGGTCGATGACCTTACTGCCAATGTTTAAGATAGCAGTTATAGGGTCTAAAGACATTACAAGCCCTCACCCGGAGTTACGTAAATAGTTGCGTTTCCAGAGGCGGAAATGGCTGACACATACAACACCGCTGTATTTGCTGACTGTTTAGGCGCAGTAAAAATATTCGTTGCATTGTTATGCAAAACAAAACCATAAGCAGGCGTTCCAGCCACAGGAATAACAGCATCATCCGCACTAGAAATTCCTAAACGAACAAATACTTCAGCAGCCGTTCCGTTATGAATTCTTACTTGATTAGCAGGGCTGTCAGACAGAATAGCAACCGTATTTGCTGATGTTGTAACATTTATCCGAGTAGTTTTACCCATCGGTTGAAACGGAATGTTATTAGCCATTAGTACACCTTTTTACCGCCACCAGACGTCTTGCTGATTTTGGTTGAATAGTTTCCGTCCTCAAAACAGAAGACAGAACGGTAGCCACCTTTAGGCATAGTGCCGAGTTCCCACTTAGGTTGACCGCCTTGCGTGTTGTCAGATGGGTTTTGTGGACGAACTGGCTTAGAATACTTTTGCGACCAGTTCAGATTGTCACCACCTTGCGGAACACTACTCTTGCGTTCCAAGTCCTTTGGGTCTTTCATCATTATTCCTTTCTTTCGTTTTTACCAAAAGGTAACTGAATATTACGAATATCGCTAGAGTTGATACCCGTTCCCACAATGGGTTCCACATTGTCCAACCACACATCACGCTTGACGCTATCAGTGCCAAAATTGTAATCAAGCGGTCTGAGATGACTCTGAGCGCAATAGTAACGACTTGGATTCCGTCCATATTTATCCCCTAAATAAAAGAGATTCACAGTCTAATCCTTATCGTCCTCATCGTCCATACCAAAGCCAGAACCCCACTCATCGTCCGACAGCTTGAGTTTAATTGCCTCCAGCTTTAACGCCCTATCCAAAACCTTTGTCTTGTCTGTAATGGACGCTGTTGGGTCATTCATGACAGCTACCAACATCTGAGCAATAGCACTCTCAAGTTCTGGATTTATCCCCTTTGTTTTCTTAGCCATTACTGTCCTAATCCAAGGTAATCTGTTGCCCCCCTGTAAGCCTTGTACCCACCAAAACCAACCAAACCAACATACAGAACTGTTTTAACCCGCTTTTTAGCTTCGTCACTTGCACCGTATTTTTGTTCAATATCCCTGATTTGAGAAAGCATTTCTTGATATTTTGCAGGTTCAACAATTCCATCTTGTCTTAATTTATCAACAATTTTTTTGCTTTCAGTAAATACTTCTTCACCTTTAGCACCTTCAAATTTCTCAAGGAATTGTTGATAAGGAGCGACAGCTTTCTTTCCAGACTCAACTTGTTTAGCTAGCTTTTCAGCAGACGTAATCTCAGTTCCCAAGGCTTGCTCAAGACGCTCACCTTTGCCAGCCGTTTTACCTAACATTGATTCTAAGCGTTGCTGCGCTTGACGAGACTGAACCACTTTATTAACAGCTTGACCAACTTCAGGAAACGCTTGAAATAAACCTTGGTTTTTAGCCGCAAACTCAGCAGTCTTTTCTGCGGTCATGCCTTCAATCTTTTCCCTGACATTGGACTTGACTCTATTAACCAATTCAGGTGTCTTGCCGCCAACCAAACGAATTAGTTTATTAGCTGACTCTCTGGTTCCGTCTAAGTAGTAGGAAGCAACTTGTTGAGGTTTGTTAGAAAAAAGAATTTCATCTTCTGTCTTTGCTACCTGCTCTGTCAAACCTTCACCGCGACGTCCACCGGAAGCAACACGTTCAGCTTCTTTACCTGCTTTGTAAGTTTGAATGTAACGACCAACGTCAGGCTCATAAGCCGTCATTGCCTGTTCAATTCTATTACCTGTCCCCGCCATACGAGTAGCATCTAAAGAACCAAAGCCGGTGTCTTTACGCAAAATAGGGTCTTTAGCCCATCGACGTAAAAATTCAGCTTGATGAAGCGTTAAAGGCTCACGTTTGAATTTTTGAGCAATGTATCCCGGAATACTAGATTCTCTTAATTGCTCAACACGCAATTCATTAGATGACAAAGGAGTCTTTTTTCCAATAATGTCATCAATGCGACCTTCTAATTCACCCCTAAATCTTCCCGGAACGTCAGCAATTTGCTGCTCAATATCAGAAACAATTTCTTTTAAAATTGGTGCGCTATCTGGATTAGTTGATAGCGTATCGCCAGAAGCGGCACGACCTCTAGCTCTTTCAAAAGCAGGGTCTTTAATATCTCTAATGGCTTCTTTTGTTGTTGTTGCACGAATAGATTCAATATTCTTTTTGCCAGAATTTTGAATAAACTTTCCAAGGTTTTCGTCTGATTGACGGTTATTGCTTAAACCTTTCAAAGAAGTCTCAGTTTCTTTTTTTGCGTTATCCAAATCTTTGGTTAATTTAGAACGAGTGGCATATCTTGTTTCTGTAATGTCTCTGGCTGTAGAAACTTCTGACCTAGCAGCTTTCTCAGCCTCATAACTTTTTTGAGTTAAAAATTGTTTAGCTTCGTTAGCTTCTTTAGTAACAACATTTTTAAGCGCATCAATAGCTTCTTGAACAGATTTACCCTTTGCCCTCATTACTAGGTCATAGGCACCCTTGCTAAGACTTCCAATGCCAGATAAAGCAGGAGTAATGATTGCTCCAGTGATAGCACCTGTTTTTGCTGCCTGTAGTTTTCTTGGGCCTATTTCTTCAACAGTTGGAGATTCCTCCATAACTGAACCAGCCAACGCACCGCCAGCAGTGCCAGCTAATGTCCTAGATAAAATCTTAGGGATGGCAGGAAGTGC